ACGAAGAAGCAGTTCCTGAAGGCAATGATAGTTTTTTTCTTTAGGTCAGGAACTCCTTTTCAACTTGAAAATACTATTTAATTAACGATTGCACTACATTTATGCATATTTTAATAAGAGGAACCTAACATGGCCATTAGTAGTTTTAAATTTGTATCTCCGGGGGTGTTTATCAATGAAATTGATAATTCCGCGATTCCCGCAGCAGCAGACGTTATTGGACCAGTTGTAATTGGTCGTGCCACTAGAGGCTTGGCAATGCAGCCTATAACTGTTGAATCCTACTCAGATTTTGTTGAAATGTTTGGAGATACAGTTCCTGGCTTTGGCGGTGGTGATATCTCCCGCGACGGAAACTTTCAGTCTCCAATGTACGGAACATATGCCGCAAAAGCTTTCCTAGACGCGAATGTTGCTCCTCTTACTTACATTCGTCTTTTGGGGCAAGAAACGACTAATGGCAATTCCAATGCTTCTTCAACCCCAGCCGCGGCCGCCGGTTGGCGCACTGAACAAGCTATAAGCAATACACCGTCCGCAAACGGTGGTGCTTACGGACTCTGGCTGTTTACATCCGGAGGCAATGCCCAAGCGAATCTAGGAACTGGAAGCCTCGCGGCTGTTTGGTATCTTAACGCTGCAACTGATATTTATTTAAGTGGCACTGTATATGGGGGCTCTGTTACCGACGCGCAAGGGGGTGAAGATATGGCTACGACCGGCGCCAACAATGTGGTTATTGGAACTGATTCAGATAGTCTCTTTACGCTTGTCATTAGCGGCGCCGGAGCATCCGAGAAAGTCCGATTTGGATTTGATGATACTAGCGCAAACTGGATTCGCAATAAGTTTAACACAAATCCACAGCTTGTAAGTGGCGCGACATTCTACAGTGGCGAGTCAGCCAAGTCATATTGGCTTGGTGAAACGTACGAACAAGAATTAAGAGATAGAGGTTTCACAAGTGGTTCTCTTGGTTGTATGATGGCGATTTCAAATGCAACTACGACCGGTCCTTGGAAAATGCACCCACAAGCATCTAGAGAGGGAAGATCTGGTTGGTTTATTGGTCAAGACCTGGGAGCAGCCGCGTCCTTTCTCATTAATGAAAAACAAAAGCTTTTCCGCCTCATTGGCCGCGGTCATGGCGAATGGCTTCACAAGAATTGTAAGGTTTCAATTTCTAATGTTAGGCGGTCAACAACCACTGTATCAGATTACGGTACATTTTCTCTTTTGATTCGTAGCATTCATGATACCGACAACAGTGTGCAAGTGATAGAGAGATTTGATAGTCTCAATCTCGATCCTACTTCACCAAATTATATTGCGCGCGTAATCGGTGATAAGTACACTTCTTGGGACGAAAACGGAAGACAACTAAAAACATACGGAGAATATGATAACCAATCAAAGTTTGTGTATGTTGAAATGAATAACGATGTTGATGCTGGTGCAACAGACGCAACGTTGCTTCCGTTTGGTTATTTCGGCCCCCCGCGATTTAGAAGTGTTTTCAATTTGAACGCCACCGGAGCCTGTAATGCTGAAATATCAGGACCCGATGAGACACCCGCTGCCGCAACCGCAACGCTAACCGTTGCTGATGGCGACGACTCCACGTCCGACCAGTTTACAGAAGGCGAATATGTTAAGATGATAGCAACAGATGGTACAGTAGGGATATTTATACTTTCCGACGCCTCTGAAACCGGCGCAGTTGCTTCAGGTACTGTTTTGGGAGCAAGTTCTGATTTAGGTACAGGTGTTCCAGCTGCAGCTTTGCTGGCAGCAGGTACTTGTATCGCTGTTACTTGTAACTTGAATACAAATTCACAAGCTGTTGTATTAAACGAATTTAGAGATACAATAGCTAGCTCCAATTCGCCGCTAAAGGATAAGATCACCGCTGCCGCCTATGTTGCTGCATCCGACGGCGCGCAGACAATGACTTTCACACAAGCTACCCTTGGCGCAAATGGAAATACTACTATCACTACAAACATAAGCCAAATAAGTAAAACGAATTTTGCTGGTGGAGTTGCGTCAGATCTTGGGCGATTCAAGGGCGACGGTGGAAACATGACCCGGTTCTTTGTAACCGGCGGTGCTGGAATTGTCAATTCTGGCTCGTCCCCCCCGACCAGCTACAATGCCATATATCTTTCTGGAGGCGAAGGCATCTCAACCGGAGGGTACAGTAGCTGCACAGGCTCATTGGTTTTCCCGTCTGTCAGACTCCGCGTCTCCGCGTCCGATGGCGGCTTGAGCGATGTAACTGACGCATACTATGGTATGCAGACGACAAGAACAACAACCACTACCACTGGAGACAAGAGTATTGCTGATTTTCATAGATTACTTTATTCTGGGTACACTGCCGGTGGTGGTCAAAACGCTACCAATCGATTTGCCACAACGGGCGTAGATGATTACTCATATGTGTTCTCGCTAGATGACATCGTTCTTAAAACTGCTGGTGGAACGGATTATCTTTACATCTCCGGCTCACGCCGCGGCGAAATGGCAGGGAACTTGGGTTCTGCCTCTTATACAGAGTTGTTGAATGCTAGTATTGATAAGTTTACTGCTCCTTTCTGGGGTGGTTTTGACGGATTCAACATCATGAAACCAGATCCACTTTACAACAAGGGAATGGCTAGTACATCAACAGAAGATACCGATCACTCCTATCACACTTGGAAACGTGCGATGGATACAGTGGCAGATCCTGAATTCTTAAATATGAATCTATTAGCCACCCCGGGTCTTACTCTAGATGGCCTGACTACTCATGCGGTCAGAGTTTGTGAGGAGCGCGCCGATGCGTTGGCTCTTATCGACCTGCCAAATGTGTATGTTCCTGCTCATGAGTCATACTACTCCAACAAGGCTAACCGACTTGCGAGCACGCCAACAAATGCTGCCAACTCGCTTCGTGATAGAATAATCGATTCAAGTTATGGCGCCACATTCTATCCTTGGGTACAGACGCGGGATGATGCAACCGGCGCAATGCTTTGGATTCCACCATCTGTCGCAATGATGGGTGTTTTGGCATCGTCCGAGGCTGCATCAGATATCTGGTTTGCTCCCGCTGGTTTCAACCGCGGTGGCCTTTCAGAAGGTGCTGCGGGAATTCCCGTTGTGGGCGTCACACAGCGTCTTACTTCGAAAGAGCGCGACACCCTTTACGAAGCTAACATTAACCCCATTGCTTCTTTCCCCTCCACGGGAATAGTTGTCTTTGGTCAGAAGACGCTTCAAGAGCGTCAGTCTGCGCTTGATAGAATCAACGTGCGAAGGCTTGTGATTTACTTGAAAAAGCAAATCTCCATTCTTTCAACGCAGATTCTTTTTGAGCAGAACGTTCAAGCCACATGGAATCGTTTCATCGCCTTGGTCGAGCCATTCTTGGCCAACGTTAAGATAGGCTACGGTATTACGGATTATAAGCTCATTCTTGATGAGACCACTACCACCGCAGATCTTATCGATCAAAACGTTTTGTATGCAAAGATTATGATTAAACCTGCTCGTGCCATTGAATACATTGCTATCGACTTTGTTATCATGTCCACGGGAGCTTCGTTCGATGATTAAAGATGTGGGGGATTTTTCCCCCACCACACTATTTAAAAATAGACTATAGGAGTTCTTAAATATGCCATTCTGGTCAACAAACTTTGGTGAAGACACCACATTAAAAGATCCAAAGAGACAATTTAGATTTTATGTGGAATTTCAAGGAATTAGTGCTGCACAGGGTGGTGCTACGCTTTGGTATGCAAAAACAGCAGCAAAGCCAAGTTTTACGGTCGAGGCTGTACAACACAATTATTTGAACCATGTGTTCAACTATCCTGGCAAAGTGACTTGGGGTGATGTTGCCATTACTCTTGTCGATCCGGTTAACCCAGATATGGCTGCAACTTTGGCAGATATTCTTGTTCAGTCTGGTTATTCTCCTCCTACTGATGCAACTACTGATAGCATGGGCACCATTTCTAAGGCAAAGGCCGCCGGCGCCCTAGGAACTGTGATCATCACGCAGATTGACGCAGATGGTGGAGAATTGGAAAAGTGGACGCTCTGGAACTCATTCATTACTGAAGCAAAGTTTGGTGAGTTGGCTTATGGTACTGATGATTTAACTGAGATGTCTGTTACCCTTAAATACGATTGGGCACGAATTGAGACCTTTAACGATGGGTCGGTCCTCATCGCCGGCGATGGCGGTTCAGAATTCTTTAGTATATAATAGATAAAAAAGAGGTGTATATTGTCTAGAAACAGAGATCGCCTAGGCGGCGTTCAACAGCACGACACGACTCCTCCACCACAAACAATGCAAAACGAAGGTGGTGGTGGTTTTTCGTTTGTCGTTCCCACAGAGTTCGTGGAATTACCTTCGCAGGGAAGGTTTTATCCCGAAGGACATCCTTTGCATATGCAAAGTAGTATCGAAATTCGTCAAATGACGGCGAAAGAAGAAGATATTCTTACATCGAGAACTCTTCTTAAAAAAGGCGTTGCGCTCGATAGAGTTGTAGAAAACTTAATCGTGAACAAGCGAATAAACCCAGACTCTCTCTTGGTCGGGGATAAAAATGCAATTGTCATTGCAATGAGAGTTTCCGGATATGGGAACGAATATGAAACCCAGGTCACTTGCCCTAGTTGTACAACTGTACAAGAATTTAATTTCGATCTTAACAAAGCAAACATAGAACATGGCTCTGTCGGAACAGAACCTTGGGAGGTAGAATACAATGGCAATGGAACGTTTGATGTTGTTTTGCCAAATACCGAAGTGAGGGTGACGTTCAGATTATTAACAGGAAGAGACGAAAAGTCGCTTTTTAACGGGATGGAGCGAGATCGAAAAACAAAGAAGTATGAACAAGGCGTTACAAGACATTTACATAATATTATAGTGGCCGTTAATGATGATTCTTCTCCAGAAGCTATCGAATTTTTAGTTACGCACATCCCATCCATAGATTCAAGATTCTTAAGGCTTGCCTACCGCGACACAGCTCCAAATGTTGATTTAACTCAAAATTTTGAGTGTGTTGGGTGTGATTACGAGCAAGATATGGGGGTTCCGCTCACCGCGGACTTTTTTTGGCCTGACCGATGAGTACATGGAGAGCGTGTATGAGCAGTTCTTCTTTTTAAAATATTCCGGTGGCTGGTCGTTTTCTGAGGCTTACAATTTACCTGTTGGTTTGCGTAAGTGGTTTAGTGAGCGCTTGGTGAGACAGATAGAAGAAGAAAATGAAGCCGCGAGCAGTTCTTCGACCCGGTCGAGTAAAACGCAGACGTTAAGCGCTCATAACCAACCCTCGGCGCCCCCACAAATGGCGGGTAGAAACAGACGGAGTTCATAGCTCTGTCTTTTTTTATGGCAAACTATTTAAGTGTAAGCGTCTAAAAAGGATTTTTTATGGTTAACGACGACGAAACTAACTCTGCAGACGAATCAGC